ATGCTGCAGTTTTTGTGCTCAGTCACTAATAACAATACTTCGTCGTTTTTTAGTATAAAACCAATATCAAATTTGGGGTAATCAATTTTTCTTTCCTTCATTTCTTTCTCCTTTTTCATTCTATCATCAATCATTTCTTTCATTTCTTCTAAATCTCCTTTTTCAGCCATTTCTATGAAACTTTTTGCGTCGGATTTTCTATTGATATAGTTTACTTTCTCCCTGTTTCGCTTTCTATAAGCGTATATTGCTTTTTTCTGTGCGTCTGTGTATGCCATGTCTATCCTCCTTTATCTTTCTATATACATTATATACCCGTGTATAGATAAAGTCAACACTTTTTGCAGTGTTTTTTCATATTTTTTCATCTTTTTTTATTATATGTTTGTAACAATTAAAATGCCTAAAACCCTTGAAAAATGCACGTTTTTGAGTGCGTCTGGAGCGATTGGAAATAATTGAGGTGATACTTTGTACACGAGAAATATTTGTGTTGCCGTGTACGGCATTTCTAAAATGAAAAAATAGCGATATTTTGATTTTACGTCTCGGAGAACAATTTCTAAAATAAAAAAAACCTCCCCGAAGGGAGGACTGATCGTATAGTTATTTAACCCACTTGTCAGAGACACCGATTCTGATCCACGTGATCCCTTCGGCTTCTGGACCTTCAATGACAAGGTGGCGGTTGTCAAAGACTTGTGCCGTCGCCGATGTGTCGATCTTGACGATGTCGCCCGGCTGTGCCTTCTCTTCTTTCTCGCTCGGGATCGTCAGCTTCCACCCGATACTGATTGCGTCAGGGTTTCTCACAAGCGACGGATAATTCTCAGCGTTGGCGTCGACCATCTCTGCGACCGTCGTGCCGTGTGCCTGCGAGATCGCCCATAGAGTGTCGCCCTTGCGTACGGTGTAGATTCCGTCTTTGTCCGGCTCGTTTCCGCCGTACTGGATCATGAGCGTTTTACCGGTGCGCCCTGTGCCGAAGTTTGTGATGTCAACGACTACACCGTCGTCTTCCGGCCATAAAACCTCGGCGTTATCGTAGTAGTCGACGACCATGTCGATGGCATAGTGTACGTCCCCGGTGGAGGTTACCACGCCATATCGACCGGAGATCCGGCTCGGCACGATCTTGCCGTTTTTCCTAAACTGCAATCGCTCTGAGAAGTCGATCGTGTCCTCTTTGCTTGCACCCAGTCTCGGTCCTTCGCTCATATAAAAGGGTCTGTCGACCGCTCCACGAAGGATCACAAAGTGCAAGTGCTCTCCGCCCCTGCCTTCTGGTCTTGTGTAGCCGGTGTGACCGAGTGTGGCAATCGCTTGCCCTTTTCTTACCTTGTCGCCCACCTTGACAAGAATCTCGTCAAAGTGACCGCCAAGAAATGTCCTTTTCATTATTCGTTCTCCTTTTTAAACCAACCATAAAAACCATTAGAAGCGACGCTCGCAAGGAAGGCATTCAGGATAAGCAAGAAAACCCCCTGCGGACTCAATTCGAAGCCTTGAAAGAAAATCTGTATAAACCCTGCGATGAGAAATGATAGAGCGAAAGAGAGCGCCTTGATCTGCTTTCCCTCTAAGCCTAAAAAGTCATATGCGATTCCCTTGATAAGCTGAACGATAAGGGTCAGCGCCACGACCATGCCTGTAAAAGTGGCGAGCTGTTCGCCAGTTACCAATTCTAAGTTCATGTTTTCCCCCTTAATAAAAAAAGAGCCTATGCCCTTTTGTCGTCTTGTAGATTTTGTATCTGTTCTGCCAGCTCGATCAGTAGGTTGCTCATCTTGCCCACGTCCATCTTCACATCGCCCACGTCCTCGCGAATGTCGACCGCATTGTCGTGGTGTTCCTCAAGCATTTCAAGTGCTTTTTTTAAGTGATCCTCCACCGTGATGTATCGATCGTAGTGCCTCTGCGTGATGGCGAGGTTCTTTGCGGTCGCTTCCGAACTCTGCGCAACGGAAGCGGATAGTTCACGCAAAGAGGTGGTGAATTCATTCCATGCGCTGAGCACATCGGGCGTATGTTTTGAGATGTATTTTAGTCCGAGCAGAACAAGGGCGATTGGAAACCCAAAACTCCCTATGACTGTGATCCAAAAGTTTTCCATATTAACCCTCGTAAATTTTCCAGATGTTGTCATACACGCCCGGTGCGCCCGGCTCCCAGCCGGCGGGGTAAGCTGCTGGCGAGTGTGCGTTGTCTTTTATTTTGTTGCGATAGATCTGTCCCTCAAATCGGACGAGGGCCCCTATCGCTCCTGTCGGCTGAACGAAGTCTGGGATCTCCTCTGTCTCACCTCCTTCTGGGTCGGTGACAACATGACCTTCGAGGTCTCAGAAAAGTGCTGGGACCGTCTCGGGTGGCCAGTCGGCCTGCGATGTATGCGCCTGGATCACCTCATATAATTTGACGGCTCCGCCTAGATCTCGTCTGCGCCGATCCCCGACAGCTAGGTCTTCACCTAAATGCGACAACCACTCCTATGATGATCTCAATCTGTATCATTCATTGCGTCCCCCTCTCTTTATGTAATGGACTTTCTCGGCACGCCATCAGCGTCCCCGATCCAAACTTCTGTTGCTTTAATAGGTAGACCGCTAGTGTTGCCGATATAAACTTCTCCTACAATTGGGACTCCGTTAGCTTGGCCAATTGCTACTCGCTCTTTAATGATTGGGGGCAATACCAAATTTCCTGAAATAGTAGCAACTCCTACCCCACTTGAAACATTCGGGTCATTAAATTTTGCGAGAAAAGCTAACGTTTTCGTCCCATCCTCGTTATGTTGAATGTTTCTTACGCCAGATGCTATGGTTTTCGCATTGGCCCCAGCAGGCCTAAAATCCCACTGAACCATCCATTCTCCTACACGAACTCCATCTAAATCAAGATGAGCATATAAGTCGCTGTAGGCATAATATGAACCGTAATCTCTTGTTTCATAGAGTTCGTACTTATACTCAACCCGTGTTCTATTATTCGCTATATCCTCCGGAGTATGCGCAAGAGGTGTAAGTGTTAGGCGAATAGCGAGATATCTACTTCCATTCGTTACTTGCGTATAAATTGGCATTTACATCTCCTAAATCTTTACGAATAACTGCCCGGGTCTTAAGCTGGATGGGACTGTGCTCCCAAAAGCTACGTCTGACTCAAATATTTTCCAACCCTTCCAGCCGCTGCTGTACCCGTTTACAGCAATTCGCCCGGAGTTGTAGTAGTCGAAAATCACGACTGTTATTGAAGTTGCGCTTCTTTTCAGGACAAGTCCCGACGAGTAGGAGAAGTTCCCCCCTGTTGGCAGGTCCGTAGTATTTGTACTTGTGTAAAAAGCTTTCGAGTGACCCGCGTCAACGTCGTTTAATGCAAAGCTCAGCAGAGACCCTGCCACACCCGTGATGGTCGTGCCGTGCAGACTTTTCAGGAGGAATTGAGAGCTGTCTTGGCCGTCGAGTTTATCCGCATCTCCTGCTTTTTGAGCGCCTGAAATTAAGTCGGCCAGCGTCCCCGTAAGCTCCGTCAATCCTTTAATGACAGGCGCGGTTTTTGCGACGGATGTAATTTCGGTTCCAGACAAAAAGACGCGCCCGATTTCTTCTTGTCGAGTCGTGCCCGAACCGTGAAGATTCTCCGCCGTCAGGGTAGGCGCGACGGGATCGGAGTCATACAGAGACCCTTGAACGACCTTAATCACGTGTGTGTCTCTTTCTGCCCCTTTCTTAAATTCCGACACGATAAGGTCGATTCGTTGTTTTCCTTGCGTGCCTGAGAGGATCGTCAGCGTCTCGTCAGTCGTCACTCTCACGGCGTGCCCCTGATTAAGATACACACCTGTAGAGACCTTGACCGAGTTGTTGGTTAGCTTGGTTATGTCGAGTCGGTCGCCAAAAGCGAGTATGCCCGAGGTAGACGCCAAGAGCCCCCCGATCAGTCCTGAAAGAACCGCCGCGTCATCACCCGCCGCGATGTTTTTCGGATCGGTGGACGCGATATTTACGTGTATTGCTTTCTGTGCCATTTATCATCCTTTCACGCCATATCTAATCTCAACACGGCCATTGTCATGGACTTTAACGATCTTTTTTGCGATAGACTGAGTGACGGTAATTCCAGTCAATCTATCGCGACTCGAGACAATGTCCCCGATGTCCGCCTCGATGGATTTTGCCGCGCTCAGGTCAATCTCCGTCTTCACGGTTTTCTTTGACTCACGAAAAGTTTTTTCAATCGCTTTTTGTAGAGTTTCGTCATCTTCCGCATTGGGGTAGTCGAGCTTGTATGTGTGTTCATCCCTCCCGGTCGGTCGGCTTGCGTGACTCGAGTTGTAGGTGATCGTCCCGTCAGGGAGTAGCCACGCCTGCATGACCGTGCGATTTAAGAGTTCACCTTTTCCAAGAGCGACAATGTGATTGACGTTCTTGGATTGATCTTCGTCAATCTTTAACAGCACCCCGTAGTCCTCGTTCAATTCTACACGTTCCGATAAGTCCACCGCAGGGACGACGGACAGTTCCACGCTTGATTCTTTTTGCGTGATGACGAGCTTCGCCCCGGCCTTCATGACAGCTCTGTGAATCCCGTCTCCGATCGGGTCATATCTAAATTTATCCACAAGTGTCACTGTGCTTGTGGCGACGGTAAAGAGCGTTCCAAAGTGGTCGCCGAGTAGGTCTTCGATCACCGTCTTGGCGTTTCCGTTTACTTCTTTATAAGCGGATCCGCTCGGCGGGATGATTAAATTCTTATTGAGTAGTCCACGCCATGTCTTGCCGTAAATCTCGACCGTCGGCGGATTTGTAACTCGTCGGTTGACGGGCCCGCCGAACTCCGTGTTCGGGATGTAGATGATGTCGTCAATCGCGATCGGGTACTTTTTGTAAACCGACGCAGGGATGGTCAATTTATAATCCGATTCACCGTTGGGATCGATTTCTAAATCAAAATCGCGAATCATTCGAAATTGATTGATGTCCTTAAAATCGGACCCTGCATGGATTATTTCCATCTCGGTTCGCTCCTTTCTATATATAAATTCACGTCCACACCGAAAGAGCCGGACATGATAAGTGATTGATCGCCCGGCTCGATGGGAGTAAAGATGTTCTCGGCCTTTCCTCGCCGACCGAACCAATTCTCGGTTTGGCCGTTATTAAAAACCTTGACAACTGTCCGCTCGAGCTGATCGATTACGACGCGTTCGTCGGCTTGGATTGTGCCGCTGATTAAATACGTGTGGTCGCCAATCTTTATGCTCGGATTCTCCACGTATCCATAGATCGTGATGACCGCCGGGCTTGGATGCAAGCTGTCATTTTCCACGACATTCACCACACCCCCGCCTGTGTACGCATAGGGGTAGGCGTTGGCATAGGCTTTGCTGTCAGCGCTCAGGTCGCCGTGGCCGGGGTAAAAAGACATTTTCACCTCGCGAACCCATACAGGTTGTGGGGCAAGAACAGAGAGTTCAATTTCGACATAATTTCCACGCTTGTTAAAGTTGTCTTTTGATGATGCGACAATATAGCATTGTAGATACTCGTCGTTGACGTAGAGCTTCCCGGGCGTCATCGCCGCGACGTCTTGTTCAAATACGTCGGATAAATGATTGACGGTCTCAGCAAGAGAGTCGTCTTTTACAAGTAAGATAAGCGGATGCACTTTTGACTCGCGCAAAAACTTATCTATCTCAGAGCCTTTGCCGTTGAGCAAGGGAGACCCTAAATACGACCACGCATAAGAGGTAAAGTCGTGTTTCAACGCTAAATAAGGCGGCTGATTAAAGGATATCTCGCCGCCTTTTCCGATATATTTTACGTTTATTGTTGCTGTCATAATGCCGCCACCAGTCTTGCGAGCTCTCGCTTGTCTACCTCAATGCTCGGTTTATACATGATTAGAGCCGTGTAAAATGCATCTGTGAGCATTCTTTTTAGATTTTCCGAAGAATTGTCTACCGCTGACACATCCGCGCTTTTAAGACTTGCCGCCGACGCTGTGATGGCGACTTCCGACTCAAAAGATCGAGTTGTAAGTTTTGCGACATTATCCATCGCTTGAGTAATGGGTTTTGTGTTGTCAACAATACCTTTTGCGAGTCCTTCGTCGAGCTGTTCGCCGATTTTTGCAAAAACCTTTGACGGTGACGCGATGCCGAAGAATCTTTTTATTCCACTGACGATGCTGTCAACAAATCCTGATATTTTGCTCAAAATCCAATCTTTGACACTGGAGATCCCGCGCCATAGACCTTTGACCAAATTTGCGCCTATGGTGACAAACTCAGTGATTTTTCCGTCAATTACAGCGATTAAAGAGCTCAAGACATTTTTTAACGCTTGTGTAATTTCCGAGCGATTGTCCCAGAGTCCTTTTGCCACTCCTGCAATAAGTTTGATTCCGCCTATTATCATGCTTGGAATTGCATCAAGAATCGCAGTCAAGACAAGTGCCAGGATTTCGCCGACAGTATTTAACAGCGAGGGAAGGTTTTTGAACATTCCCCGCGCGAGGTTCACAATCGTTTCAATGCCTTTTTGCACAAAAGACGGGAATTCCTCCTGAATCCACACCACGACATTTGCCATTATCTCTTTAACTTTTTCAAGCAGCACAGGAAGTCCTGAGCCGATGCCTTCGATGATGGAGGTGAGCAGTTGTGATCCTGACTCCATAAACCGTGGCGCGCTCAACTGGATGAATTGAAATATTGCGCCTGGAAGTGTTTGAAGGATTGTAATTATCATCGGTATTAAATTATTAAAAAGAAATACCGAGACAGTGTCGGCGAGCCCCGTCAGCGCGGGCGCAAGCCCTTCGCCAAGAGACAGTGCGCCGAGTACGTTCTTAAGCGCGCCTTTCATCGCCGCAAAAGAACCTGTCAGTGTCTCTTCTGCTTCAAGGGCAGTCGTGCCTGTGACGCCTAATTCCTCCTGTATAACGTGAATGGCTTCGTAGACATCGGCTAAGTTTTCGATGTTGTACTCTACGCCTGAGATTTTTTGAGCATCTTTGAGGAGGCGCTCCATCTCGGATTTAGTTCCCGCGTACCCGAGTTTCAAATTATCCAGCATCATATATTGTTGTCGCGCGAAGCCTTGGTAAGCCCGATGTACACTGTCTGCATCTGTGCCGAACTTGTTTATGTTGTCGCTCATATCCACCATCGCCATATGAGCGTATTCAGCGGCTTTTTCGGTGTCTCCACTTACGGATTGCAAAAGTGACGCAGCAAAAGACGTCGTTTGCTCCATATACTCATTCGCAGAGAGCCCCGCGGTCTTATAAGCATCTTGAGCGTACGCCTTGACGATGTCAGCGCTGTCTTTAAAAAGTGTCTCAATACCGCCGATGGACTGCTGTAACGCTCCGCCTTCGAACAGGCTTTCTTTTAGAAACTTTCCTATTCCCGCCGCGACGACGACTTTTTTAATTGTGGAGACAATACTGCTCCCAGCTTTTTCACCTGCGCTTTTCCCCGCAGTTTCTGCTTCGGGGTCGAGTATTCCTTGAATTGAGCCTTTAATCCCTCTCGCAGAGGGCATGATTTGCACATAAGCTTTTCCGAGTTCAGTCGCCATTTGCCCTCCTTATCTGCCTGAGCATTTCTTCTCGTTTTTCGTCAAATTCCTTGCCTGAATTAAATACAAGTTCCTGCCGCTCCGATTTCAGTCCTAGCGCTTCCGTTAAGAGTTTCGGGCGATTGATGCCCTTCTCGGCGTCTTTTGTTTTCGACCATGCGATAAAACTTAGTTGATCAAAGATTGCCGCCACGAGAATCGTCATCATTGGAACCTTGCGCCCTGACATGTGCAGCTTGATTCGCGAATCTTCTTTCAGACCCACAGCTAAAACGGCCACCGTTAAAGCCGGCAGCCGTTTATAGTCATAGATGTGATAAGTTTCAGCAAGATCGCATATCAGAGCGTCTTCGTTTTCGCGCATCATCCAGGCAAGGGTTATGAGTTTTTTAACTCTTTGATTCCTTCAAAAATATCTGCAAGTTCTTTGCTTATAAGGGTGATTGTTGCGATGCCTTTTTCATTTCTGATGTGTTCAAGCAGCTTTTTCTTTTGTTCTTCGCCGAGTAAATATCTAACAACTTTTACAGCAGCAAGCTCATTTTCTTCCATGTCCACAAGCGCTTCAGCGAGTTCGAAGTTGTCTAAATAGTTTTTGTCTATAGCATATTCAAAACCGCTCTCCGTCTTGCCTTTTAGCATATTAAGCTCCCTTGTAGATGGCTACTGTGACAGGAGTTGCGGGGAAGTCGTATTCGCCGAAGTCCGCAATCGTGACAGATGCATTGCCTTCCGTCGGACTGGTGATCGCAAGACTCCAGTTTTTACCCGCTCCTGTGAGCGCGCCCTTTGTCGCTCCCGTCAGCGTGATGTGGCTCGCTTGGAGTCCTGTGATGTCTTTGCTGAAGGTGAGTTGAATGTACTTAGTGTCGGCTGTCCCGCTCACGCCGCCGATCTGCTGAGCGCTAAATACTACACCCGCGGGAGTTGCTTTGATGATATATTCTCTGTGGGTGTCGCCGTCATACGCGTCATATGGTAAGGCGGTGACGGTAGTCGGATAGCCGATCGCGTCTCCATCCTGATACACAATCTCGCCAACTTCCGAGACTTGTCCGTTCGGGATGACGATTCGCTTCAGGGCGTTTTTTAATAGCATTTCAAAGACAAGCGCATGCGGCTCATGCGGCTTTGCATTTGCTCGAATGGTAATTCCTGTATCAAGGTTCCCGCTGACATTCTCGGCACCGTAGACCTCTTTCAGGACGTTGATGTTCGTCGCCTCGATGAGTGTATAGTTAAAAGTGTCGGGTTTTTCTGTCTGTAGGACAAGAACTGTATCTCCGCCCCATGCTTTTTTTGTCTCGCTTGACGGAGAGTTCGCATTCGTCACTCCATCTTCCGAGATATAGCCTAAGCTTACAAAGGCGGAATGCAGAGGCGTTGTAGCGTCCGTAGGGAGCGCCGTTCCGAGCGGCGCGCTGAAGATGGCGCCGCCAACTCTCGGCTTCCCGTAGGATACGTTTTCCGTGTTCATTTTTGCTCCTTAATAATGCGAGATATCAAAAACGGCTTGATATCGGTAATGTTTTTTCGTGGTGTCGGTAAAGTTGTAATCCGAGTTGAGTTTTACGCTTGAGATCTCGGGCAACTCAACAAGACTCTCCACCGCTGCCTTTACGTCGTCATTTATGACAGCGGCTTCATAAAGACTGCCCGCGTAGCTTTGAAAAGCGAATGTTGACGATGGAAGCTTGTTTGATTTTCCGCTCGACGTTTTTTCAAACAAGACATACTGAACGGGTTCGGGTTCGGGCTTTTCGAGACTTACAGGAACGCTCAATCTCTTTTTTAAGTGGTTTAGGATAATTGTTTCAATCATCATTTCACCGCCTTTAAGAGAGTGTTGTTTTCAAGATTATCCTTTTTCGCTTTTTTCGTAACCGCCGCCACTGTAGCGACGACACGAGTTCCAGCGATATAAGAGTCTTGTTCGTAGCCGTCGCCCGCTCGGTTTGTGATCGCGGAGGCGTGAGAGTTGATGATTGTCTTCATGGCTTCGGATTTTAACAATTCAGCCACGCCCGCTCGGTTGAGCTCAAATTTCATCTTACTCATATTTCTCCACCATCACTTTCTTGTTCCAATTGAGCGGGATTAGTTCCTCAATCCCTTCTGTCGGGATGCCGAACACCCGCCACCGTTCGCCGAAGAATCGGACTTCCTGATTTTCCCAGACGTTGGCGTCGCCTTTCGGGATTGCCAAAGTGTACACCGCTTTTCGTCCTGTTAAGTCAAGCCGATTGACAGCATCGTCCGAAGATACAGGTGCGACTAAGACATTATGAACGGGTATTTCGACATCTTCAAATATCGGCGCACCGAACGGGTCTCTGCCTATCTCTTTTTTATTGATGAGCGTGACAGTAATGCCTTTAATCATTTCCAACACCGTATAGGTCAATCGAGCCGCAGCGTTGGCGCTTGAGTCCGAGTCTCGCGAGCTCCGAGCGTTTAATAAACAATCCTCCGCCCGGGACAAGATAAGACCCTGACCACGAATACCCGAGAGCCGACTGCGACTCTTGAGTCATCGGCTCTCTGCTCGTGGATGTCATAAGGGTTCTTGCGACGACGTCAACGGTGACGGATTTCAGCACGTTCTTAAACGACGGAACCCCCGCCATCTCGTCAAGGTTTTTGCCTACCTTCTCAGCCTCAACTCGCAAGCTGTCAGAGACGATAGGCAAAAGGGACTCTGCCCTGTTAATTTCTTCAGGCGTTAATTCGCGCCATAATTCGATGACGTCTTGAACAGTTGCAAAGTTTTCCATGATTCACCTACTTAAAAAGGGGCTTTTCAGCCCCTTATATTAAGCCTTGTAGACTGCGACGGTCGTGGCAGTTGACGGGAAGTCAAAGCCGTCAATGTCGGCAATCGTCAGTTTCACGTTGCCCTGAGTGGCGACAGCGGTAATTGCGAGACTCCAGTTCTTTCCTGAGCCTGTGAGCGCACCCTTTGTTGCGGCGCCTGTGTCGTTGGCAAGCGTGATGTCATCGGCGGTCAAGCCGTACACGGGGACGTTGAACGCAAGGTCAATCTTTGTCGTTGTCGTTGAGCTGGTCGTTCCGTTCGGAGTTGCGGTAATGGTGACTTCGTAGGCTTTGACGATTCTCGCGAAAGCTTCAGGATCGAGAATGCCCCATCCGAGGTACACTTCGGCTCTTAGATATACTTGATTGTGTCCCTTCAAGTCGCTTCCTGAATTGTCGGGATCGCCGTACGGGATGACTTCAAACTCAATATCTTTTGAGTATCCCCACTGGAACGCGTTTGCAAAATCACCGACGAACGCCCTGTCGTTGTCGTGGTCGGAGACGGTTTTGTTGATTTCCGTTCTAAGTCCGTTAATTGTGACCGGGCTTGCGCCCCATGACAGTTCGGGGAATTGCTTGACGTTGTTGACTTTATACGCGGCAAAAGCAGCGCGCATTGTCGGGCTGAGAATCAGTCCGTTAACGTCTCCGCCTGCTGTCTCTACTTTCTGAATCGCCTTTTCGACATTGTCGTCAGGGTCTGCTTGTGTGTAAGTGATAAGTTGAGTGACTTTCGAGTCAAGGTGATTGTCGTTGATGACTGTCGAAGCCGACATGGTGCGCGGATTAACCCCGTGCATCGCCATCAAGTCAAACCCGCGCGCGACTTTACGAGCAAAGCCTTCGTTGAACGCCTTGAGGATATTGATTTTTTCCTCCTCGGCCGCATACATAAATTCATCGGTTACACGCGCTCCATACTCCACTTTGATTGGAGTGATAGTGACAGGCGTAAGAGCAATCCCGCCGTGAGATTTTGCTCCACTTTCTGCTACGACATCGACTTCCGAATCCATTGTAAAGACAAATTCTTTCCTCCCGTCAAACGGGATCGGAACTTGCCCCGACAGGGCTGCAAGTGAGCTTTTCCCTTTTACTTTGTTAATTAAGTCTGATACGAGTTCAGGCGGAAATTTATCGCCTTTTGTTAATACTGCCATTGTTTATTCTCCTTTGATTTTATTGAGCAACGCTCTATAAGGCGCGTCCTCGTCGTCCCCCGCTGGCTCGTTGTCTTTCAGCGGGGGGAGTGATTGATTCTTGACAAACCCCGCGAGAGTTTCAGCATCCTTGCGGATTGCGGCCTCGTCTTCTCCAAACAAACGGCTTGCGAGTTCATACGGGATGCCCGTTTCGTGAGCAATTCGCACCTTCAGCGACGCGGTTTCGTACAATGTGACTTTGTTTTGCAAATCCGCAACCGTCTGTTCGTGAGTCGCTTTTTCTTTAGTCAGGGGGTCGCGCGAAGAGTTAACTTCGCCAAGTTGTTTTTCCAAAGTCTTAAGAGCGTTGTTTTTTTCGTTAAACTCAGCTCGCGGAACATAATCTGTGCCGATTTCCGCTTCGATTTGCTTAATCAGCTCCTCGTGATTTTCGATATGTCCTAAGATTTGTTTGAGGTTCATTTTTAATCCTTTCTCTGCTATCCTTTTTGTCGAGCCAGTCCTCGTATTGCAGCCTCACACTGTCCAGTGAGCGGTAATAAAAAAAGACCTTTTAACGCCGTGTCAAGGGCGAGATCAGAGATCACCTGCCTTTCTATGTGGTATAGTCCGGCATTATAAACTCCTTTTTTTGTGCTAATACCTGATTCTCTGTTTCTTTGGCGGCTTCGCCTCAGCGCAAGCCCAGTGCGCCAAAATGACAGAGTCCATAAGCGCGATATCGTAGTCGGCGAATTGGCTTTTGTAGCCGAACCCGCCGCCTGAACCGATGGTTCGCTTTTCGCAATTCGTGACAACTTGAGTAAGTGACGGCTGACCTTTGTGGCAGATTGCGCCTTGGTAAATCGCTTGTGTAAATGACGAGTTCGCGACGATAAATTCTTTTACCGTGGGTAAGATTGGCGGCTTTAGGCGGGCATCTTTCATCTCATCAGCTAAAAGCGCTTGCCCGCTTGCTCCGTCGATGACGACTTTTTGAACGTCTGCCTGTTGGAGAAAATCGAGTATCCATTGATTCCCGTTCCGCACGGATTGACAATCTATCGCTTCGACAAAGATTCTTTCATCGTCTGTCTTGATGGCAATACTTAAAGCGACGTTCGCGCCGTCGTGTCCGTATTTGATTCCAGCAAATAGTTTCCCGGTAAGATTTGGGAGCGTCTCCACCCTCAGAGCTTCCCATTCGTTGGCGCTGATGGCGGATTTTTGGTTGTATCTAAGCCAGAGCCCTAGTCTTTGGATATTAAAGTCGATGATCGCGGCATCGTCTTTTCCTATCTCGTTCGCGATGGCTCGCTCGGTGAGTTTTAAGCCTAAAGATGGATTAGTTAAATACCAGAGCTCTCTATCGTGCGGGTCGGACTCTTCCTCGACCGACCATTCAGCCCATGCGGCATCATCGATTCCGTCTTCTAGGACGGAGTTTCTCAAGTCAGTAAAGACAGTCCCCGATGATAGCGGTGTCGGCGGTGTTCCGCACATGATGGTCTGCGGATTGTCGCTGTCCGTGACGATGTATTTCAGCGTCGATTCTTCGTCGGTGGTGTATTCCTGCGCTTCGTCGATAATTAAAAGATCAAACCCTTCACCTAACCCGCCTTTAGTGGTTCGAGTTCGAAACTCAACTCGCCCTTTTGTTTTGAGAAACGTAATGCTCTCTCGCCCAACAGCCTTCAGGGTAGTGTAATCTTCGTCTTTTACGTATCCCGCGCTTTCGATAATTTCAACAAGGCGCTCCCACGCCTTATGAGACGTCGTTGTTCTGTGCGCGGTGTGGAGTATGGCCTCGCCTTTTGTGAGCCCCCAAAACTCGCGCATGGCGACAACTTCATTTTTTCCGTTCCGCCGAGGAATCGCATAGCCGAACTTTGTATGAGCCCAAAGCTCGTCTTCGTTTAGAGCCATCATCCGCTCTAAAAGATAAGCCTGCCACTCAAAGACTTTGCGCCCCGACTTTTCGTATAATTCAACAGCTTCTTTGTAGAGGCTTTTTTCGTATGGCTGAAAATATTTACTTGTAGGCTCTTGCCGGCCTATTCTTTTTTGTGCCATCGTGTGTCCTCTATTCTTGTGCTTTTGCTATTCTCTCCTTTTTTCGGCGCTCGCTCTCCTTTCTTTGGTCTTCGAGTTCTTTTAAGTACAATGCTTTTCTTGCCTCCATGTCTTCCTTTGAGGCTAAATCTTTTTTCGTGATGGCGTTGCGCTTCGGCCGACCGTCTCGCGGATCGTATTCGATTGTGCAGCGACAGAAGCGATGACGTCGGTAGATGTCTTTCGGAACGTCTGGATATGTGTATTCGCCCGCAAGCTCTCGGCACCAATCGCAGCAGTCGGCGACTACTTTTCGCGTTACCGTCGGTCGGAGTCCTGATTTGTGCTGAAACTCCGCGTTTAATTCTGCCGTGTCGTCGATGATGGATTGGCTGAAATTGATTACAGGTTCGTCAAGCACCCATGCGACTTTTTCAAACTCGGGTTCTTCGGTAAGTTTTTCGATAAGTCCGTCGATCCTGTCTTGATTCAGCGGAGCCTGTATGCCTTTGACTCCGATTTTTGATGCGCGGTTGAGAGCAGTTTGAGTTTGCGCCGCGGCAGTCGAGATTAAGTCGTGATTGTTTTTGAGCGTCGGATTTAAAATCCTTTCCGCAATGTTGTAATACATTCTTCCGTCAGGCAAGATGTCGGCGGAGATGTGGTCTTTAAATACTGCGGCTAATATTTCACCAACCTCAATGGCGTAGTCGTTCGCTTCGGCGTAAGTCGCTTTGCCTGTGTCAATTAGTTTTGCGATTCGTTGTATTTTCAAACTTGCGTCGTATCTTTTTTTAAAATCCTGCTCAATGGCTTCTAAAAGCTCAGGGACGATGTCTTTCATCGTTCAAAACTCCTTGGGAACACATCCACCACCCGAAAAGGAATTGTCGATCTCGTTCTTCTTCGCAAAAACTCTTGATTGGCGTTAAATACTCGGCTGATATTCTCCATATCGCGCGGTCGGTTTCGGATGATGATGTTGGTTTTGCATTGTTTAATAGATGTGTTAATCCATATAAATTCTGCGTTTTTGTCTTTGAAATACTCCCACTCAACAGGATTCGGAAAGCATGTCACGTGGCAGACTTCATTGTGTTTTTCAAGTAGTCGCTCAGTCCATTTGATTTGGTCTTCTTTTCTTGCGCCTTGCGGCATGTAATCCAAGTCTGTAAAGTGTCGAAAGTTTTTCATGGCGAAAGTCGTCTTGCCTGATCCGATTAAACCGCATAGAACAATCAGCTTTTTCATACGGCGCCTTTTATGCCTGTTAAATCTCTTAAAGTTTCGCTATCGAAGTAACCGGGAATCGCGGTGTTTATCTTTATCGCACCGTCCCCGATCAGTGAGAGCGTCGAGGCGTCGGCGGCGAATATTGGCTCCCATTTCGGCGTTGTCTCATAGAGCATAGAACGCTTGTAGGGGAAATTGTCCCTGAGACAAGCCGCCACAAAGCCCGCGTTTAAGAATCCACTCCCGAAGCACCTTTGCGCCTTCATCGCCATGAGCCGAAGCGTTTCATGTGACGCTTTAATCGCTTCCGCGCTTGAGGGGTTGTCTGTCACAAACCCTAAGTCTTCAAGAGTCAATCCCGTTTCGCCCGCGAAAAGAGAAGCAATCATTCTTAGCTGGTCAACAAACGGCGCCATTGATGCGGTTGTGAATTGCCCAAGACGCGGCACGCTTCCGTCTTCGCCTTTTGAAATATCAAGCATGGTTGATACCGTCGCTTTCCATGTATCCAACCCTTCAGCGTCTGGGTCTCTGCCGAGTAGAAATTTTTGTGGAAACGAATAAAACTCCGCTGTAATGTCTGCTCGTTCGATTGTGCGCTTTGCACGAGCTTGATAATCCATCGCCGCCCGCGAGATACGGGAGCGCCCGAACGGTCTTTTCGCGTCAGGGCGGTGGATGATCGGAACAAGCAGAGGAAACTCCACTTTGTGATTGTCGATTCGCTGTATTTTACCGTCGAGATAATAGACCGTTCTGAACGGAATAAAATAAGCCTCCAGCTGAGGAGTGCCGTTGTCGTTTCTGCTCAACACGGCATAACCCTCGTTGAGAAGCCCCGTAATTTCGTCAATTACTCCCGTCGCATTCGCACCGTCAATGACTTGTAGGCGCGGGATGCCTTCACCTGGAGATATGTATATAAAACTGCATGACGAGACAAGAGCGGATAATACAGCGCTGTCGAATAGCACATCGGGATTATTCATTCGGAAAATTTCCATCAAGTCGAAATTGTCGTTTGCAAACTCGCGAAAGACAAGCCTGTCCGCTAAGCTGTCAACAGCTTTTGTGCACCAACCGAACACCGCGCGGAACTGAGCGCGGATAATTGGTGGGATAGTAAATCCCACATGACGGTCGATGTATTTTTGGTCATATTGACGATATCGCGTGTTTACTCGCGCGCTGAGTCTATTCAGTTTTTTACGGAGATAGTCGATTCCTCTGAGCTCCATTCATTCGCTCCTTTTTCCTGTGATAATAGTCTATTTTTTCGCGCCTGAATCGGTCGGCATTTTTGGCATACCTTTCCTTGTCATAGGCTTTTTTGCACGCTTTACAGCGCGAGTCGAAGCCGTCTTTCCCTATGTTTTTGCGCGCGAAGTTGTCTTCGTTCAGCTCTTTTATCTGCTTGCATTTTGAGCAGCGTCGGGTCATACAGGTCTCCTTTCTCACTCATGAGAAAAAATGTACA